ATCCTGGATATGAAGATTGTCCTGATCCATACCATTTTAATGTTAAATTAAGAGGAGCTGATCCAATATACGTTATTTGACCTGTACCCCAAATTCCTGTCATTCCAGATATTTTAGTCATTGCAAGACTGCTTAAACTGGGACTAAAAAGACCAGATACTGATGGATATATTCTATTATATCCATAAAATTCAGAAATTGAATCTTTTATAACATATCCTGCAAATGAAGATATATCTCGCATTTTTACATTTAATAATGGTTTACATTGCTCGCGAGCAACCTGTCCCATTGATATTGAACCACTATAAGGTATTGACATTTTAATATATTATTTAAAGTATATATTAAAATAAATAAGGTCTCCAATTATCTGGGATATATGATACTGATTTCATTAACATTAAATAATGAGGTCTTACAGGTACTGGAATTTCTTTACCAAACTCCTCTAATGTTAAATCTGCCTTTTCACCATTACATTTTCCACATGCAGTAACAAGATTATCCCATGCGTTAGGTCCACCCTTTGATTGTGGAATCACATGGTCAATTGTAAGTTTTCTGGCATTATTATTATAACCACAATATACACATGTATGATTATCTCTTTTAAAAATATTTTCTCTTGTTAATGGAACTTTATGAATGCGAGTATGCACGTACTTAGGTACTCTAATAACTGAAGGTTTATAAATTACAAGTTCTGGGTCCGCGACTTTAAACTGTACATCAAAGTTTTCAACGACACTTGCATTTCCTTTATAAATAATTGAGAAAGCTCGCAAACTACTAATAATGCTTCTTGGCATAAAACTCGAATCAAGCACGAGCGTCTTTGAATATTTGTCCATTTTAATTATAATTTGTTGGTCTATAGGGACTCGAACCCCAAACGACTGCACCAAAAACAGTTGTGTTACCATTACACCATAGACCAGTTTAATTCTTATTTATATATTGGTAATAATTTGGGTGTTAGGACGGTACTGCCCCGTCTTCTCAAGATTCACAGTCTTGCACTTCACTAAAAAGCTTCAAACACCATATTGTACCGACTACAAGTTACGCTCTTGTCTGAAAATACTTATGAGATATTTTCGATCCTAGATCAAATCGGTAATTGTGGAAAGCAGAGGTATCGATCCCCATGCGAATTAACGCACGATTCGCTTAGCAAGCGGTCCTGAATCCTATTCAGTTTACTTTCCATAATGTAGTCAATGTAAGACTCGAACTTACGACCCTCGCAGTATCAGTGCGATGCTCTAACCAACTGAGCTAATTGACTATTTAAGAGAGGCTTCGGGTATTTCAGGGTTTCTGGTTAAGTGCAATGAGTGACGTCTGTTTACTATAAACCCTTTTTCGACAATTAATACACTCTACTTCTCAACTACAGCTTCACTACCTCTCCTTCGTACCTCCAGTGGGAGTTGAACCCACAAAATCTTCTGATCCTAAGTCAGACGGCTTTTCCAGTTTGCCCATGGAGGCATAAAGCCAATCCCGTAGATTGGCAGCTCAACTTTAGGTATTGAGTTTGCAAGAATAAATCTCTGACCAGGTCATGCGTCCTTTGGGCGCCGACAGTGCCTTGTAGTGGAATCGAACCACTGCCATTTCCATGTAAAAGAAATACGCTTCCATTACGCCAACGAGGCCGGTCGACTCCGATTTTTACAGAACGTTGTCGAAGTAAACTGTTGTACCCCTTGTAGGTAATGCTCCTACTTCCCGATATTAAAAGTATCGTGCTTCACTTTAAAGCCTAAAGGGCTTGCCTTTTAAGAGTTTTTATAGAACTCAAGGACAGAACGCCCTATAAACTATTCACAGTGACTGTAAGGGGATTCGAACCTAAAATGAATACTAACTCGCGACACTTTCATCATTTCCTTAAATTAACCTAGCCGTATTAAAGGCACCCAGTTTACCGGTGGGCTGTGCTTCCCTGCACATGTACAATCATTTAGTAGCGGATTAAGGACTCGAACCTCGCCTCTGGGTTATGAGCCCAGAATGCTAACCATTTACACTAAACCGCAGTATATCTTGTAGTCAATAAAGGATTCGAACCCTTATTTCCGGGTTCGAAGCCCGTTGTTCTATCCATTGAACTAATCGACTAATGGTGGTCCATTCAGGATTCGAACCTGAGACCTTCTCGTTATGAGCGAGCTGCTCTAACCAACTGAGCTAAAAGACCAAATAAATAATAAGTCGTTCCAGACCGAACTATTAGGAACTATTAGAGCTTCTCGGACGAGGTGCACAACTCATAACGGCTATGATATATTATCTGTTACTTGGCTCCACCACATAGGAATTATTGAACAGGATTCGAACCTACCTAATTAATATATGCCTATATTAATGTTCACAGTATATCAACTTACTATTTGCACGTATAGAGAGGTTCGAACTCCCATCAACAGTTTTGGAGACTGTCATGCTACCATTGCACCATATACGTATTATCAAAGTTTAATCCAGTTTTTAGATCGCTATTAATATCTTTGTTCCATACTCTTGGAATCTGATGTGAAGGAATCTAACCTTCCTAGAACCGCCGTTCCATACACAGAATAACATCTATTTCCTACCATTTGGAGATAACTTTCGTCTGTCATCTTATTCAACCTTACATGATTAAACTTTTTGTGGGACACTATGGAATCGAACCATACCTTCTTACAGAACGATTTTACAGACCGCTTATCACACCAGTGACTGAAGCATCCCAATTACACTTTCCATAGTTGGCTGTCTAAGTGTGAAACCCTGTTCGCTGGCCCGGCAGGAATCGAACCTGCATAAGATGATTAACAGTCATCCGTAATAACCCTTATACGACAGGCCAATTTAAATCAATTTTCGGGAGCTTCACCCGCCTTCTATATACTGGTACCTCTCAGTTAAGAGTCAGTACGAGCTTTTTACTTTAATTGATTTTGCTGACTAATAAGGATTTGAACCTTAATCCCGTGTCCGCCCTCGGTCACTTCCGTACCTACTAACTTCTACTGTGCACCATACACCATAATCATTCCGATGGTTTCGAACCCATCCGTCTTAGGATTAATTACTTCTTAAGATTTGTTGCGATTAGAGGATTTGAACCTCTGGAGGGTATATCTACCGATACGGCTCATGAGACCGTCTCTGACCAACATCGCATTTAGTGTCTTTGTATGGGATTCGAACCCATTGTCTTCGGGCTGGTCGCCCGCGTTCTCCGCCAGATAAACTAAACAAAGCAATCAATTAAAATTACAGAAATTAGTGTCGACAAATTTCTTTAAGCTATATACAATCTTAATCGTTAGGAAGACATTGCTGATCAGGCATCTTCTTTGTGGATAGAAAGGATTCGAACCTTTTGTTTGTACTGTACAACTTTAACCAGACCTATCCAGAGCTGCAGCTCTGTTATAACATCATACATCAACCTCCAAATGCTTTCCCTTTGACTATTACGGATGTGGATTTGAACCACATTATTCAGTTACCTATGCCTTTACTTTAAGCTGCCTTATTGCTAAGGTTTCGAAGCTCATTTTTGATTAGGTAGCGAGCCCATCTCCAACGTCTTAAAGTACTTGTGAAAATTAAGCTAAGACCATTGCAATCCTAGGGTTAAACCTGCCCTTGCTTGTTTTCGATATTATGGAAGGACTCGAACCTTCATCCATCTACCCAGAATTGGTAGTGCTATCACCTCTCAGCCACATAATAAACTTAGTCTTTTCCTTACCTCTTAATAATTATAATTGCTAATCTGATGTTACTTTCAGATGCTTACCAAAATCATACTTTGGAATAATTATTAAATTGTACTGCCATGGAGAATCGAACTCCAATTTTATGGATGAAAACCATAGGTCCTAACCGTTAGACGATGGCAGCATTTAAATTATTATCAATATGTCAAATAACGTTTGTTTTAATTTCTTATACAAATATAACTATAATATTTGAACCATGAAAACTTTTTTGCATTTATTTTCAAAAATTATTAACAATTTTGAGCGACTAGACAGAATCGAACTGTCATCTTCAGATTGGAAGTCTGAAGTAATAACCATTATACGATAGTCGCATTACATGTGAGCCTCTTGTAAGATTCGAACTTACGACATGCACATTACAAATGTGCTGCTCTGGCCAACTGAGCTAAAGAGGCAAAATCTAATTCTATGCAGCCGTTTTTCCACAAACGACCCTATGTATTAGTAACAGTCTCCTAGTCGGGTAGGCAGGATTCGAACCTGCGTGCTCTAGCGTCCAAGGCCAGCGAGATAAACCTGACTCCTCTACTACCCGAAATTTAATTTGTTGCCTATGGAAGTACTGACCTTCCTCCGATGCTGTCAAAGAGCATTGTACCACCTTTATACGAATAGGCAAGATATTGTGGATCCTGTAGGAATCGAACCTACTCCTCTAGTTCTTCAGACTAGCGTACGCACCAGCTATACAAAAGATCCATCTATTATTACCAATATGTCAAATAACGTTTGTTTGAGTTCAGTATTGGAATCGAACCAATCTCTCAGGGTTTGCAACCGCTGCGCCTAACCAATCGGCCAACTGAACCTGTAAAATCAAAAAAGGACCAATCATTTCTGAAAGGTCCTTTTGAATATTGTATATGTTAATAGTGATTAGCTCATACTAACATTTCTTTTTTCAAAAAGACCAAAACCCTGTTCCCCATTATAAAAGGGACATATTGTGCCTACCATCCCTAGGGTTGGTTGATTACTAATAATATGTTTTTGAGTCGTTTGCATTTTGTTATTTTATTCTCTATAAAAACAAGAGTGTTAATGTTCTTGTGTTAATTATATATCTATATATCTTTTTGTTTCAGCAAATTTATACTTTTTTTAAATTATTTTCAAAAAAGTTCATTCCCATACGTTTTTAATATCTTTATGATAATATCACCATGACATGGACCTGGTTTACACCAACATCCTAATGTCTTTCCTTTTAATTCTTGTAAACTTTCCATCAGTTCACTATTCGAAAGTAAATATTTTTCGTATGCACTTATTGCTTCCTTTGTTGTATTTACCTTAAATTCAGCAAGAGTACCTTGTTTATGTGAATATGGATTTCCCCAAATACTATTTTTACCTCTTCCTATGTAAATATCATATGGTTCTTTATTTATATGTACTACTCTTGTATTACTCATTTAATTCTTGTAATCGAAACCCTTTATGAATTTTTGTTAAATCTTTAGAGGTTCGTCTCATTAATTTTGGATTTAAATTATGAATTCTACAAAATTCTCTAAGACCTTTTATTTCTATTTCGTGTCCATTAGGAAAAATTACTATCCATTTTTTTGATATAGGATTATCCTTTCCTTTATTAACATTGCGACCTTTATTGCCATTAGATATAGCATTCCTATGCTCAACTGTTAATTTTCTACCAGTTAGTGTTTTAGAAATTTTATCTCTAACATCTTGCCTAAATGAACCATTATTTAATTTAAGTTTTACTATTATTTTAGCTTTAACATCGGGCCTATGAACTGGATTTAAATCTCCATATGCAAATCCATCACCCCCCTTCGTCATATTATAACCGATTGTAGGATTGCTTGTTTTAAATAAATCTATATAAAATATCTCAGATTCACTTAATTCTGTTCCACTAAAACATTCTTTTAATACTTCCCATTTAAATGAATCTTTACCATATTTTTTGATTGCTTTTTGAAAATATGTGATTGGTTTATCAAAAGAATAATGTTCTGTCCTTCTACGTGATAAACCCTTTGTGGTTTTACCTATATATGATTTCCTATTTATAATATTAGTAGCTATATAAATTACACCGAATACTTGCATATTAGTTTTATTTTATATATCTAGAAAACTTTGAGGAATTACCTCACTTAGTAGGTTCTTTATTTATATGTACATTTTTATTTTGTGATCCAGGAAGGATTCAAACCTTCGACCTACACATTAGAAGTGTGTTGCTCTATTCAGCTGAGCTACTGGACCGTTTGTTAACATTATATATTAACTTCTATTTTTGTTTCAAGGGCTTTGATATGTTTACAATGTCCTCTTCTAAATGAAGATGCTGGACAATTACAATTCCATTGACCTCTTTTAAATGTAACTAAATATTCCGACTTTCCATTTGATGATGGTACTTTAAATTCTAGATCCTTTTGGGATGTTTTAGATGTCTCCACCGATACTATCCCTGGTTCAATTGTTATATCATCTGAAAATTCTATATCCTTTCGTGTTGTTCCTTCATCAACAGGGATCCATCCTGGACAGACGTATGTTCCACTGATAGTTCTTAGTATTCCAAAATCTTTAAATACAGCAGGCCTAGGTATTTTATATTTAGTCATGTTCTTTAATTTATATGTAAATATAACTAAAAAAAGCCAAACAAAAAAATGTTTGGCTACCTATTTTCAAAAAAATTTAAAATTTATTCTATTTCAAATCTTTCCTTATCAAGCGACAACGTCTTTTTGTCAAGATACTCACTTAATTTAGTAAGTTCTTTATCTGTTTCATCATTAACAGTACGGCCATTAAAATCTGCAAATAACTGTCTATAGATTTGAACAGTTGAATCAAACGGAACACCCGGTTGACTATTACTTTCAATCACATATAATTTACCTGATTTATCTTCCATTATATCAAAACAAATATATGGAAGGTCTGAGAATATTTTACCAAATTTTTCTACAAGTATATTAAATTTCTCTGGAATTTTAGTAATATCTCTTTTAATATATTTAAACTCCATTTGTTCTTTTCCATCTCCATCTCCTGATTTTGCCTTATCATTCATTGGTTGTCTTTCCATCCAAAAGAATGGTTTGCCTTTAAACGTAATTAATCTATGCTCACTTTCTTTATCAACATACTCTGAATAAACATCAAGTTTTGAGTGATCTGCTGCATCCCATGATTTTTGGTCCTTAAAGATTTGAATCCCAAGTCCTGAATGTCCTTCTGCTGGTTTTCCAATTAATGGAAATCCTATCTCTAATGCCTTTTCTTTATTATCGACTGTTTTTGGAATGTTTTCATCTCCATCAACTAATTTATGAAACTCTGCCTTAGAACCTGATTGCTTAATAAATTCTGGAAGATTATATATGTTTTCCTTTTTAATTAAACCTTCATCTAAAAGCTTCTGAGTTACCTTAGAATTGTATGTAAGGATAGGTAGGTCTGGATTTATACTAATATCTTTATAGTTTTCAAGTGTAACCTGTGTAAAAAAATTGTCACACGCGAAGTCCTTATAAGACCACCATCTATGTCCACTATCTGGATCTATTGCTAAGTAAATTTTATGCAAGTCAGAAGTACCCTCCTTTTCAGCAATAAACTGTTCAAATAATTTAATTCTTTTCATTTATTATATATTATTTTAAATACCTTTAAATTCTATAAATGGTTTAATTTCACGTCTACCTGATTCTGTGTATATTTTATATGCAATTCTTTTATCAGCATTTGATAAATCATTATACATTTTTAAGATTTCTTTTTCTTGCTTAGAACCAGTGATGTATACTCTAGAACTATCTGAATATACGTATGTATCGTCAAACCCTTTAAAATTTAATTCCCATCGTTCTAAAGGAGTTAACCCTTTATTGGTTAGAATAATACGAATATCTGATTCTGTCATTTTCTTTTTGTTTAGGTACCATTCCCAACTGCCTAGAAATCTACCAATTTTAAATGCATGTAAAGTATCTCCGGTGGTTGTTTTTATTTCGAATTTAATACCTTTTTTATCGTCGGAAACATCATTAATTGAAGATATCCATTTGTCGTCGAACGTAGGAGTTAAGTGTTTTGCTTTAATTAATACGTCGGATTCCAAATCTTTTTTAACTTTATCAGTATTATTTCCGTTTTTGTCATAATCGTTGTATGTTTGATAAGCCTCAAATGTCATTACTATTTTATTCATAAAACTTGCATTTATTTATAATCTATTTATCTTTTATATTTATAGTACAAATATAATAAAAAATCCCAAGATATAAAAATCTTGGGATTAAATTTAACGTTAAATTGTTTCGTGCGTTTTAATTTTGTGTTGTTTTTTGTAATTTTCAATAAAGACTTCACCAACTCCAATTTCATCAATGATATACTCATCTGGAATTAATGGCTTTCTTGCCCTTCCGTTTATAATTCTATCTGGATTTTGTTCAGATAGAAATACAGTCATGTACTTTTTCTTTGAACTTTCAGATTTTCTATATACAACAACTACCATTATGATACAGATTCTTCGATGATAGATTTACCTCTACGAATTCTATTTTTAATTGTCTGTAATGGAAGGTTATGCTTTTCTGCAATATCTTCGTATTTCATATCGTTAATAAGACGATCTACTACAATTCCTTTATACATTTCTTTAAGAGAATCAATAGCCTTTAATGCATTACCATATTGTTCCATTAATTCGTCATCTTCTTCAAGAAAATCTTGTTCAGTTTTCATTTCATAATCGTCAAACGCTCCTTGTAATCCATTTGTAAATTCCCCTGCTTCGTTTATTTCAACGCCAAATTCTTCTAAAGCGTTAAGAGAAGTTTTCTTATTTCTTTGATTAATATGTCCCAATGCATCATTAAATGCGATGCGATATAACCATGTTGTGATCTGATATTGTGGGTCATATTGCTCAATTTTAGTCCACATCTTTGTTAATGTATTTATTGCAATGTCTTCTGCCATTTCACGATCTTTTACAATTTTGTTAATATAGGAAGTTAGTCCTGGTTTAACTTTGTAAAATAATGCTGTAAAATCTGAATCTGAACGAGTTTCTAAAAAGTTTTCTGTTAATTCTCTGTAACCTGCCATAAATTTGTTTTTATTTGTTTGTTTTAATTATAATGTAAATATAACTATAATATTTGATATATTAAAACTTTTTTGCATTTATTTTCAAACTTTATTAACAATTAATTGTTAACATCTTCAAGTAATTCTATCAACTTTGATATTTCTACAGGTTTAAATTCCCAAGTATCACATGCACAATTAATTACGCGTGTTTTGTGATTTGTTTTATGGTCATTTCCAGGATATCCTATAATAGAATAGGATCCTTTATTTTTACCAGGCCACTGTGCTAATGGCCAATATGACAGTACTGCATTAACTTCAGGATGTTCTTCTATTGCATTATATAAATATTCAATATCTACGATACCTTTTATTTCTGCAACATCCCTGGCTGCTCTGTCGTATTCACCGCTAACAACTATGATATCTCCATTAAGATTTTTTGTAATCATTTCCAACGTCTCTGGATCCCATGCAAAATTACCAAGAACGTAAACGATATCATCATCATTAACGACAGAATTCCAAGCTTCTACAAGGTGAAGGTTCATTTCATTAACGTCATCAAAGGGTCTTTTATAAGTTCTAATGGCTCCCTTTCTTCCAAACTGTTGGTTTGATGTTACAAATACTTTCATTTATACTATTGCAAATTTTACATTAAAATTATCCCATAGATTCTGTAAGAATTTTTGTTCATTAACTGCAGTAGAACCGTTTACTATTCTATTATCCACAGATGTATCAATAAACATATACATTACAAAATCGTATGCTGTTGAATAAATAATTGATTGTCCAAATCCTTCGCGAAGACTAGATCCTCTATCGCCTTTTTTAAATTCAATTGCGATAATAACTCCTTCGCTTTCAATGGTCATATCTGGCCTATTCGCGGTACCCATGAATTGAATGTTCTTTACGGTAGTGTTTACATTACCTTCCCATTTTATCATTGTTCTCGCTTTTTCTTTTGCGAGACCTCTACTAAAGCCTTTCTTTTCAATAATGTATTCAGTTAATTGACTAAGAAGGTGAGGATAAATAAATTGCTTTATTTTATCCTCACTCTGTGATTTATAATCAATTGTTTCAAAAACATCTCGGGTAGTAATTCCCTCTTGAATAGCCTCTAATAGATCTAATCGTTTTTTAGATTTACTTGCTAATTTCATGATTTATTTATGTTTTTATGCTTCTTCTACTTCAACAATAGGGTTTGAAGCTTTTTCAATTTCAATATCAAGTTCTGCCAAAACAACATGTCTTTCTTGAATAACTTTATTATTATCTGCCATTTCTTTCAATGCATCAGAAATTTGTGCACCTACATTAGTTAATAATCTGGTAAATCTTCTAGCTGATTCAATTCCAACACCATTGATATTTGTTAGCACAGTGTACAATGTATTTAATTGCATGCTGTTTAATAAAACTACAGTACTTTTTTCCTTAGAGTTTGTATTAATTTTCTTTTGATCGTTTAACGTATCATAAAGATTAATTATAAATGCAGCGTTCTTAATATTCCATCCATAACTTTTATCGATTTGAGTAAGAATTGCACTTAAGTTACCTGCGCTTTCAACGTCAACCGAATATTCTCTTGTTGCAAGTTCAGTTTGTAAGTCATTTACCTCAACTTCTAATTGAGCACGTAAGTCTTTTAATTCGCTAATTGATTTTGTTTTTGCCATTGTTTGTCTTTATTTATTGTTAAAAATTTTCATTATTTATTATACAATCATAATTGATAAAGTTTCCGAATTGTTCATTATCTGCCTGGATTCTTCTTTCAATAGTATCATCTTTATCGTTTCGTTGAAGTAATCTTGACCTTCTGGTTTCCTCTGGAATGTCTAGATAGATTACAAATAATCTGTCACGATATACATCATCTAATAAATCAACAGCCTCTGCGTTTAATATCATTATATCACATCGTTCAAATTCATTGATTGTTAATCCATATTTCCAATCATTAAATGCTTGCCATTCTACGAATTTACCATTATCTATATTTTGTTGAAATTCTTCTTGGGTTAAGAAGTAATAATCCTGGCCATCGATTTCACCAGGGCGAGGAGGTCTTGTAGTACATGAGACTCCATATACAAAGCCTCGATTCATAAATCGTTTTCTTAAATAGTCTTTGCCTGAAGTTGCGGCACCTACTAATGCTATTTTACCTGTCATTTATTTAATTTTACGTAAGTTAATCCAATCTTCTAAATTATATTGGGGTTTCCAATTAAGTTTCACCTCGGTATCTGATGGAAACTCTTCACTGGTAAATCTTTCACCTCTTCTTTCAGGAATTAATTCCCATTCACCAAACATGTTTGCAACATCTATAATTGTAACATTTATGCCAGATCTTAGGTGCCATTCGTTATTGTCATTTCGATGTGAAGCCTTAATAAGTCCACTTACAATATCGTTAACGTGTGTAAAATCACGCATTTGGGTTCCTGGCGAAACTACTGTGCATTTTTTACCTTCTATATATTGTCTTTCAAATATCCCAACAACTGTTGCGTAATCCCCTTTCATAATTTGACCTGGGCCATATACATTAAAGAAGTAACAAATTTCATATTGAAGGTTATACCAATCTCCGTAATTTTTGATTAGTTCTACCATTTTAGACTTCATCCAAGAATATGGACTTAAGTTCTCATCCTTACCTCCATTTCCAAATTTACTTGAACTTGCTGAATAAATAAGTTTTGCATTCCATTTTCTACAAAGTTCTAAAATAATGGGAGTGCCTGCTAAAATTGATTTTTGTACTATTTCAATATCGTTAAATGATTGTACTATTCTAGAATATTCTCCAAAATGATATACGATGTCAAAAGATCTGCCTTCTAAGATTTTGGCAGCATCCCATGTATTTCCGTTGTAATAAGTAACTCCGTCTTGGTGGTTACTTTTTAATCCTGTGAAATAATTATCTAGGGAGAATATTTCCCATGTAGGATTTTCAAGTTTAAGTTGTTTAATTAAATTATGGCCTACAAATCCGGCGCCTCCTGTAACTAATACTTTCATGTGACTGTGTTTTATAATCTATTTATTATCGTTATTTTGAGTCATTATATGGTGTATAAAAAATCCTAAGTATATTGGCCAAAATAAAATTACAAATAATGTTTCAATAAAATTAAATCTTAAATTTTTATCTCCACCATTACTTATTAATTGTTCGGTACCTAATGTTACTATAAATCCATATATAAATCCTATTATGATATAAGTAGTAATCATATTTAATTTATTTAATTATTAATTCAAATCCTTTTTCATTAATTCTTTCTATTATAAGGGTACGATCTCTCTGTGTTTCAACATAGTTATTCATTAATTCAGGAGGAACACCTTCCCATGCGTCTGCCCAATCACTCACGTTAAACCCACGATAAAGAGCTTCCCATCTTAGGTTATTATATCGTTCTAATAAATATTCTAACTTATCATAAAAGAATTTAACATGGCCTGTTCCTAGTGTAAATTCCTTAGGTTGGCCATCCATATTATATCTTCCAGACTTTATTACATTTGGAATTCTTTTGATTTCTCTAAGCTCAGCCAATAATAATTTATCTGGTAGTTCTTTTGCGTTTATTCCTGTATTAATTCGTGTCATATTAAAATGGGCCTTCAGCTACTTGAAAACAAGAAATGCCATTATCTCTCCACATTTTAACTACCTTATCTCTATCATCAAAAACACACATAACATCATGCCCATCTTGGATTAAATCATCTAGCCAAAGTTTCTTTAATTTATCGTCTGGCGTAAAACTACCATTTTTTCTCATTTTCATGAAATCTGGTCTAATTCCATGTTGATCTAACCAGATCTTTGTGGCATCTCGACTAATATCATCTCTACCACTAAATATTCCAACAATAAAGCCAGATGATTTAAGAGCTTTGAAGGATTCAATTACGGGTGCATTTGGAAGATCTAATGGAATATTCAATGGATCAAAGAATGTTTTCCAATTTATTTTACCATCTGCCTTTGTAGCTTTAGTTCTTCTAGCATCAATAAGAGCTAGTGTTCCATCAAGATCGAAGATTACTGTTTTCATTATTTACCTTTACTTGAAGTTGAAGTTCCTTTAAATAGGATTGAAAATAAGAAGTTTAATCCTAGCGCTTGCCAAAATGTGATTGGGTGAACTCCATCAACTGCACCAATTAAACATCCATTCCATAATAATTGTACTGGCCATGCAAATAATATTGCAGCCACTATTAATAATGCTATCCCAGCAAAGATTAATCCGATTCCTGTAGTTAACTTTTCCATAATTATTCGTTTATTTGTATTGTTAAATATGTTAATGTTTCAGTTTGTTTAATTTCTCCAGTGGCAACAAGCGAATTTACGCTTTCAATTCCATTTAAATGTGCTAATAGATTTAACGTTTCTGCCATGTAAATTACTTTCATATTTTATTTGTTTTTAATTATAATGTAAATATAACTATAATATTTGATATAAAAAAATAAAGTTATTAACAATCCTTAGATCTTCCTTTATGCTTTACTTTTTTAAAATATTTCTTTTTATTTCGATATGGTGCTGGTACCTTTAATGCATCAAACCATTCCTCTAATGTAAAGTTAATTTTTGTTAATTTCCGGTTTTTTCCATTCTTTTCCATAAACTTCCTCCCATTGTTTTCTATATTGTCGAACATTAATCATTTTTATTGTCCTTTGCCAGTATTCGGTTTCATACCATATTGTAACGTGCAGGACTATTGTTGAAGGTGGAACATAATTTACCTTTGCCCATTTGAAGAGTGCTTTAATATTGCCCTTTTGTCTCATTTTTTTTGCAAAGGTTGGGAAATCACACTCCCATATTTGGGGATGGTTATGCAGTATTGCAGAACTACCCATCCCGGTATATCCTATATTGTATGCTATTACATGTTTCATTAGTGAGAATCTCCAACATTATTTTTCTCTCCAAATATCAAATACTCTGGATTAATTACCTTTGCAACCTTTTGTCTTTCTCCAGTTTCATGCTTAATTACGATTCCTTCATGTGGAACTTTAGTACCATCAATAAAATTATTAAATGTAAGTTTGTCTTGAATTTCTTGATTCCATAAACCTTCGTATAACACAGTAACATGTGGAAGTTCTAGAACATCTTCAACAATGCACTCTGTCATTTCAGGGTCCATATATTTTCCATTTATTGTTAAATCAAATGCAGCAAATCGAGTGTCTTTTAAACCATATTCATAATTCTTTTGAATTCCAGCACCATAAATTTCACCATAAAGAACAAAACCTACTCCAATTTCTTCAACTGTTTTTGATTTTACAGCGTACCATAGTTTTTCTTTGATATTATATTCATCTGCTGAAGTTCTCCAAACATCTGTTGAATAAAATCCTTGAGAATCACTTCCCTTTTCAACATTATGAGATCCATAAATATATTCATAATTAATCCACTCATCTGTTAATCCAAAGAATTTCTTTAACTTGTCGAAAAATGATAATTTATTCTTGCGAATAATTCCAAATCTAGCATTAGTTCCATGTAATTTTCTGGTGATTTGTACATTATCTTCTTCAGTAAATAACCCAGTCACATTTTTTAAGTTTGGAAACTTATAATAAACATGGAAGTTTGGATTAGATTGATAACGAATCTTTTTACCATTAGACAATTGTATTTGTTTAACAGGTGGTTCAAATTTAGTAATACCTAATTCTTCCATTAAATCTCTACCTTCTCTAATACTTGAAGATTTGATATAGATTATAGGAATAATTAAACACTCAGAGTATACTCCTCTTAACTTTACAGTACGTACCCTAGTGCCTTTGCGTAAGTAATTAGTAACTCCCATTTTTTCAGAAAGTTCCTCTGGAATAACAGCATCTGTGGTTGCAATGGCAACCAATGATCCTTCATTAAATTCACCTTTTTTGGTGATTGCATTCCAACCTCCTACTATTACTAATTCGATGTTATCAGCACCTTCTATTTTTTTAATTTCGGTAATTTGCCCTACATAGCAAACTGAATTTTGATTTTCCATATGTTTTTATTTTATTACTTTAATGGTGTCATGTATTGTGTCAATTCTAATTCCGGTGCCTTTTTTAGAACCAACTACGTCTATTACTACGTATCTAGTTCTCTTACTTAAAAATTCAACTTCATTTTTTAATGAAGTAATATGCAAGTATTGTGAAACTATTATAATTCCCAAAAATGATATAACAACATATGGAACTATTTTCGTTAATAAAAATTCTTTAAAATTATTTAATTTTACTCCCATATTAATTCATATTTAGTTAATGTATCTCTTCTCTCTTCTTTGTTAATTCCTATCAAATAGTTCTTAACATTTTTAACAATTAGTTTACTATAGAAAGTACCAATATATGATAGCGTTACTTTTTTCTTTTTAGAAACTATATTTGTTAAATTGATTTTCTCATTCTTAATTTCACTAATTGCTGCTAAAATCTGTGACTTATATCCGGAATTTCCTTGAACTAGATTAATAATCTTAGTTGATAATATTCCATTGACAACAATTCTGATTTGATGAGGTTTCTTACCTTTTAGATATGTTATTAAATACTCTTCATATCCAATATGCTTAAACCCTTCATCTGTTTTTTCATATTTTGCAACTTTAAAAATGTTTTCCATATATTCCATATATTACTTTTTAAAATACCATGTCGCGAATTTTTCATCCGTGATATTAACTCTATATCCTTTTTCATTTGCAAATTCGCTAACAGCAGAATTTACACCATACTTTCCAATATATAAATCTCCATAATAAACATCGATATTCTTATCATCATCGGGCGTAAAATTATCCAACCAATCATGTCCTGAAAATAATCCACCTTTTTTTAATTTGGGCCACTAACATTCGAGGTCTTTTTTAATTTCAAGATAAGAATGATTTCCATCGATATAGATAAAATCAAAATATTCATCAGTAAAAAATTTTGAAGCAATTTCTGATTTGTTTTTTACTACTAAAACTCTGTTTTCAAACTCTTTAATATTTTGTTTAAATTCTAAAAATATACTGTTGAAATCTTTAAAGTTACATGGTTCATTATATACATGAATGTCTTGTTTATCCCAATAATCCACACATACTAAATCACCATCCCATTGTTTTAAAATATTAATAGCATGTTCACCGTGCTCAACACCAATCTCAACTCCAATTTTATATCCATTCTTTTTTAAGAATAAGGGTAATTCGTCTCTATGTTTCATCGACTTTATACTTTTTTTGTATTATTATTATATTGTTCTAAGTAACATTTCCATTGTTAATACTCCTGATGCATACATTTGATTTAATTCTTCGTCTGTATAAGTTCCGTTTGCCATGGTGTATTTGTTTAAATTTGATATGTAAATATAATCAATTCGGGTGAGATAAAAAACTTTTAGTACTTTTTTATTAAATATTTTTCATAGTTTTCTTTAACTGATTCATTTGGAAAATAATACGATTTAAATAATTTTCCATTTAGTGTAATTATTTTAGTAAATCCTGTTGGAATCATAGCACCTGCAGTTCCTCTGATTGAACGTGAGAAATCAACCAATATTCTAATAGTTACTATGTTATTTATCGCAAGTTCCTTCTCGTATGCTTCAAGTTCCTTCCAGGCACCCCTATTTAAGTCCTGGTGCTGTAATGCGCAATTGACATATGAAAATGTTTGTTTTAAACTCTGAAGATTACAATTAAAATCTCCAGCAGGTGCCATGTGACCTTTATCCCATACATTTTTATAATAATCTTTATAGTCAGATGTATGAATATTTTTCTCTATATAAAAATCCATACCTCCTCTGCTATAATAACCTTTTGAATTTTTGTTACATTGAACTTTATAATCTATTTCCAAAGGTTGTTCAAATTCCTGCGAATATACTATATGATATATTGGTGTTTTAATATCAAGGTTAGGCAGGTTTTTATTAAATGCTAAAAAAAGACATGCTAACAATAATGCCAACATGCCTATTAAAACCTTTTTCATAGATTTATTTTTCACTATGGCTTTGATTCATTGCCAATGGATCTGCAGTATAGGTAACTGTCCATGGTGGACTTGTATATGGCGTATTTAAATCAATCCATGGATTTGGATATGTCAATGGCATAATAGGTATGGTTTGGTTTGGTACTCCAAATGGAAATGATAAAGTTTCATCATTTCTTAATAATGTAATTGCTTCCATATTGGAAATAATACCCTCATTCTTTAAATCTGAGATATAATCTACCTTATTTGTTCCATTATTTAGAAGAGCATCGGCTGTTTTTATTGTAATATGGCCTTCGTTAAGAAGTCTTTCTATTATATTATTTTTCATATTCTTTTATTTTATCTAAGTAAAAGTTTGTATCTTTAGCACCAACAAATCTTTCAAGTTCTTTGTTTTCTGAATCTACTAAAATAACAGTTGGAACATTTCTAATTCCATATTGTGTTGCTATTTCCATATTTTCATCAACATTGTATTTTTCAACAATAACCTGTTCTGCCACTAATTCCATTTTAGGTGCTAACATCTTGCAAGGACCACACCATGGAGCACTAAAGTAAATATATTTCATAATTGATTATTTTAATTTATAGTTATATTAAATGGGTTAAATTTGTTTCATAAAAAAACCCAGACGTGTCTGGGTTTTTTATAATATAATAATGAATATTAAACTACAGTAACATCGATAACTTTAATTGCCGTATCGAATCTAGCTTCAAGTTCATTAATTGCATCTATTAATGGTTGTAAGTCCATTGCTGCATCTTTTGTGTCTTTATTCATTTTATCAGTAGTTTTCTTAACGCCTATTACAGTTTCTTTAACAGTATCCATCACTCCTGAAATAACGTCCGGAAGACCACTCGTTGCTTTACCTTGATTCTCTACCGATTTTTCTAGATTTTCAACAGTTCCACTCAATTGTTTAACCGCATCTAATAACTTGTCAGCAAGAACCGACATTGCAGATTCACCTTTATTTTTTGCAAGATCCGTAAGCGAAGCAAACATACTAGTAGTTGCTTGAATAGCCTTTACATTCATTGTTCTACTTGAATCTGCAATTATTTTATATGACTTAGCAATCTTTTCAGTAGCCTTTGCTTTTTTAGTAAAATCATCTTCATCAATGTTATCATTGAAATCGACAACTGCCTTTAATGCCTTTACTACACCGCCTGATGCCACATTTATCATTGAAAATCCAGTACCAACTTGAATTAATGGTTTTGATAGGTTTTGAATATTAGGTCCTGCAACTGCAAGTCTTTCTAATAATTCAATAGGAGAAGGTCCATCTCCACCAAATAATTTTCCAATACCTTCAAATAAACCTCCAATTGCAGTACCGATTCCGCCGACTACACTTGCGCCACCCATTGCTGCTGAGAATATTAACCATGCTCCACCTAATGCTGCAACTCCGGTCGCAAGGCCAATCATGTTTTCAATACCTATTTCATTTTTAAATCTTGCAAATACATCTATAATACCATTAATTGGTGTTAATAACGCTGATGTTATTCCTTGTGCAACTGTGACAAGATTTGGCATTACAGGTGCTAATTGCGCTAAAATCCATCCAACTGCTAATATTGTAATTGCAGCTACTATAATTCCAAGTGCCCCTAACAGTAATGTCGCTGGTGTTAAAGCGGCAACTGCAATTCCCATTACAACAATGGCAGCTCCCATTAAACCTAATGCCAATGCAGTACTAGTAGTCCAATCTATTGGAGGTGCAATCAAATTACTTGGCAATAATTGGAATAACCATGCGACTGCAACTATTGCAAACGAAGTAACTACTACTCCTATAAGAGCCATTGTTAAATCTTTAAGACTTAATCTACCAATTGTTTTACTAGATAAATATAACATTCCTCCAAATATAACAACTGATATTCCTGCCTTTAATGTCCATGATACATCAGGTGCAAAATATTTAATTCCTGCAAGACTTTGAAAAATCCATGCAGTTGCAAGAACTCCAAATGCAACTATTGGAATAGCAAGAGTCATAAATAATAATTCAGCAGGTCCCATTCCTTTAATAGCTTTCGATACTAAATAAAAGGGTATGCTAAAAATCAATATTGCGAATCCGGCCTTTAAAACCCATAATGGATCTGGCGCGACATATTCACTTATAGTTGAAAGCGCTTGAAAAATAAATGCAACTCCTAGAATTCCAAGTGCCATTAATGGGATTGCAATAGCACCATATATAAGTTCTGGAATACTTGCGCCTTTAATCGCCTTCATAATAAAGTAAAATCCTACAGCAAATAATCCTATAGCAAACGCAGACTTAAGAACCCATATTGGATCTGGTGCCATTGCTGGATTAACCTGAGGAAGCATACTAAAAATAGCACCAACCCCTGCAATTGCAATTGCCATTAATGGGATTGCAATAGCACCAAATGCTATTTCCTTAATGTCGGCGCCTTTGATTGCCTTCATGATGAAATAAAATCCTACAGCAAATAATCCTATAGCAAATGCGGACTTAAGAACCCATAATGGGTCTGGCGCCACTTGATTACTTGGCATTAACATAAATGCGTATGCAACTCCAACAATTCCAAGTGCCATTAGTGGAAGTGCAATTGCTGCAAATACTAATCCCTCTGGTTTAATATCTTTTGTTGCTTTAAGTATCATTGAATATGCAAAGGCAGCAGGTATCATAATAACGGATACTGCTAACGCCATTAATAGTTGCGCAGGATTTATCACTGGCATTAATGATAATATTGCAGCAGATAATACAAGAGAACCTGCTATTGCCATCAGTGTAAGTGCAGTTGAACCGACAAGAGCAAATAATGAACTTGATTTTGCAGGATTTATATTTCCTGCCCTATTAGTACCTGCCATCAAACTTGCATTTTTTGCAAGAGTATCTGAAATTCTAACAAAAAGAGGTGCAATTAGGGCAAATATTCCTGCAACTGCAAGAGCTGTAAGTAATTGAGGTACTGATATTACTGGAATTAATGAAAATATTGCAGCAGCTCCAACAATTGCGCCTGCAACACCTATTATCATCAGGGCAGTAAGCCCTACGTCCTTGGCATCCATTGGACTAAACATTTTATTAGTTGGACCTCCCTTTGATGCAACTCCTTGTTCTAATGTTTTATTTTGTCCTTTTAATAAACCTTTAATATCTAATAAAACTGATGTTTGTTTTTTAAGTTCTTGCACTGTTTCAAGGGCATATGTGTTTATACTAACAACAACTTGATTAATTTGTAAAAGGGTATTAGATGAAGTTTCCGTAGCAGTAGCGATTCGCTCCAATGGAGATGATAATATTGAAAGTTGTTTTGTACTATTAGTCACTATTGTTTTTATTTTTTTTATATACAATGTCTATATCATTATATATCTAAATAAAAAAGGATCCACTTGGGATCCTTTAATTACATTTTTGGCATTTTCATGTTTGGCATTTTCATGTTTGGCATTTTCATGTTATTCATCATGCCTGACGTTGTGTCTTGTTGCCCTTCGTTCTGTTTATTCTCCGCCTTAATATGTTCTATTAAGTCTTTCACTAAGTAATGGAATTCGTAATATTCCAAATTCTCAAGTTCGCTTGGTTGAATATGTAATTTAAGATAAATATGAAATTTAGTCTTAAAGAAGTTCTCCAGCGATATCTTGAACAATGAAAAGAGATTTGATGCCGTCACGAAAACTAATGGGAACCTCTTCCTCCTCGTCCCCTAGGTGTACTAACATATTTGGTTGAATCCCGATTTTCATTTTTTCTGCCAATGTATATACTAGATTGTATTTTTTACTTGACCATCCATTTAATTCAACTTCAAAATCAAATAATGTTTTATCGTTAAATCCTCTCCAATCATGGTGAAGGTATGGTATAATTTGTAATACAGATTGATCTATCTTTTCACCCCTTTGTTGTTTTTCTTTAATATATCCTGTAATCTTTTGCATAACTCCAATAACAGGTGGTCTCATTGAAATAGTACCAAATGATCTTGTTTCAATTAAGAAAGATCTTTCATCATTATCATAATATTTATCTAACTCAGTTGGAATTTTGAAATATTGAAAATAATCTTTTTTAATTTCAATATCGTGTTTTTCTCCTTTTTTATCGGTGTGTTCGATTTTTAAACTTGATTCTGGCTCAGGAAATGTTAATTCTCTAATAGATAAAATAATAAAGAATCTATCTTCTTCTAAAATATCTTTGTAAGATAATCTTTTAGTTGCACATGTAATTCTTATGCATGATTCTACAACTTGATTTAATTTTTCATCAATATCTAATACATTTGTTTCATCAATTGTTGAAAAGTGTCTAACTTCTGCGACTTTCGCAGAGCGTATTGAAATTTCAGTTCCTTCAGGGTAAAACATACCACCTGATGGTAATGAAATAACCGGAATCGCATGATATCCTAAATGAAAATCCGCACCTTCAGCACGTTGATTTGCAAAACGTTCCATATTAACTTTACCTAAGTTAGCTGGTTCATTTTGAACTTCTTCCATTTGTACATTTTCATCTAATTGAACAATATTTTTATATTGATCCTCTAAATTTAAATCTGTTTCGTTACTCATATTTATTTGTCTTTAAGTTTTCTGATGTCAATTTTTTCAAAAGGCTTGTCATCTTTTACCTTCTCTTCTATTTCTTTTCTTATTACTTCCCTTATAAACGCAGAAATTGAAATTGGTCTTTCTCCACTTTCAATTGCTTCATTAAGGATAATTCTGTTAATTAAAAATACTTCGTCTTCAGAAAGAAGCACTTGTAGTTTTTTGGTAAGTTTATCCATTTAACTTTCTATATATTATATTATCATTATATTATGTTTTTGTTTCATAAAAAATGGGAGATAATTAAAAACTATCTCCCATTTATGAAATAATTATGCTAAATCTTCCTTCCAAACGTCACATCTAAAACCTACCTCTAATGTTGCAGGATCTGCAGAATCATAAGATAAATCATTTGTGAAACCTAAACCTGAAGTAATAAGACAATCTTCAAGAGTTACAGTTCTATAAATATCACCAGCTCTATTAAACTGAACGATAACGATAGTACCTACATAATCTTTTTTAAGTCCCATTGCCCCTGTTTGCGGGTCATATTGTTTGTTATACCATTGTCTCATTGATTTGTAAAGGTAAGCTTGATTTGCTTCATTTAAGTTTAATGAGAAATTAAGGGTAATATCAACTGAAGTTTCACCAGGCATACCTGCGAATGAACGAGTTGCGAATTTATATTTTTGTGCTACCGCTTCCACTCCTTTATATAATTCTAATCCTCCTATAGAATTAATATGTTGAAGCATCAATGGCGCATCTGAGATTCCAGATGGAGGTAAAATTGTAACTTCAAATAAATTACCTTGTACAGGTTCGAAGTTTCTACCTTTTCTAGATGTCTGATCTTGTGAATAATGTGGTAAAGCCATGTTTTATTAATGTTTTATTTTTTTATATATCTTATTAACCTAGGTTACCAGATTGTATTTCACCTGTGTTAAGAATTGTAGTTCTGTGAACAACAATTTCTAAACCTTTAACAGGCTCAACATAAGTATCGATGATTCCGATGTTGTTATCGATAACTTCATTTGTATTATTTGTGCTATCCATTACATTTTTAAATTCATAAACACCACCATCTTGTTTAACACCCTGTAAGAATGAATCTGCAAGAGTTTTAATTTCTAATCTAGTCTGTGTATTGTTAAATTCAAATACATAATCTTTTAGGATATTAGCCATACCGTCTTGAATATAAATAAGTGCTTCTCTAACATGTGCTGAAGAAAGAGCTGATTTAATAGATTGTTGTGCTGTTTTATTTCCTAGGATAGTTAAACCTACTCCTCTTTGGAATACAATAGGATTGATTCCGAATGGTTCTAGGTAATCTCTATCTGTTTTATCAAAAGAATATTCAACTCCTTTAACATTAGTACCTGCAACAACTCCACGTCTTGGACCTGCAACTATTGACCATGGTAATGCATTTGAATATTTATCTAAAAAGTTATTAGATATGTATGCCGCTGGCGGAACTACGATATCTTTTCCATTATCAGATACGATTAATCCTGGCCCATAATAGAATGCGTAATTTGCTCCTTGCGCAATACTAGGTAATGAATAAACTTTAGTAGGATTTTTATCTTGATTTCCTCCTGTTGTTACATATAATGTATTGAATGCTCCATTTTCATCAGTAAATGAAGGATCATTTGATTTTTTAAAATCTTCGATCGTTGGTGCATTTAATATAGCAGATGCATTTTGTCTATCTTTGGCTAATTGCGAAAGATTTGATTTATTAATTAATCCAGTCACATCATATGATGCAAATGTATCTACAACATATCTAAAATCGATAATATCTTTGTCGACTAGCGCGTTGTAAATTCCATTACCAGAAGAAAGAACTGATAAATATTGGTTTATTTCTTTTACAGTAATTTCAGCTTTTCCTAGAACAAATGTTTTATAATAATCAGATGCATTTGCAAATGATTTAATTATTCTATCGTTGTATGCTGGTTCAACATCAGTTACTATCGTATATATAGTATTTGTTGTTCCTATTTCTTTTGCGATTCTATTAACTCTTGCAATTCTGTCATTTGCTGCTGCATCTACATAATCTCCAATTGTGATTGGGAAAGTTGTTGGTGCGTTTGCATTTAAATAAGTAACTGTGAAATTTGTGCTTCCATTAAGTCCATTTGCGTAAGTACCATTATGGTCATTAAAAATATATGCAGTTACTCTATCGTTTGATATGTGGAATGTGTTAAGAGTATCTCCTACTACTTTAATTCCATTATATGCTGTACTGATATTAGACGCACATGTTACTGTTAATGTAGAAGTTAATGAATCATAATTAACATTAGTAACTATTGTGTATTCTCCAGATGCTGTAGCATATAATGAATCTTCTCCTTCAGTAATATCATTTGCATGGGATACATCTAAATCGGTAATTACTAAAGTGTTTCCAGTAACTGTTACTTCTTCACCACCATCAAATTCAATATCATGTTGTGAGGATATCGCGTTTTGTTTAGCAACATGGGATAAAATTTCATAATCTTGATATGAATCAACCGAATGGCCAACAAAATCAATTTTAGTTCCATTGTCATTTAATACTGCATCTTCATCAACTGCACAAAATAAACCAGTTCTTCTTGCCTCAGCGTTAATCATTGATTCAATATATAAGTTTCTACCTTCAAGATCTTTAAATCCTGGTAAAATAGAACCAGTATATTGAGCAATTAAACTAACTTGTCTTAAGTTTGCAAATTCATTTAATTTATTTTTGTTAATTCCATTTGCATTAAAATATGCAGAATAGATTGGATCGTTTGCCATTGTAGCAGCGTCAAATTCTCCTTTAAACACAAAAACATCGATCATGAAATCTGACATTTTATCAAATTGGTTTAAGTATTCAGGAACATTTCCTTCACCGTACCATTCTCTTGCAGTTAAATCAAATTCTTTAACTGAAGCTGCTTGTCTTACAATAATAGTAATTGAATCTTGTTTAATATTTACAAAATTTAATAAGTTATTGTCACCATTTGCAATTTCTGCCAATGTTGCAGAATCAGAAGGTGTCATAAATTTATCATTATCGAAGAATTTATTATAATCACCGTCACCTACTACTGATAAATTAGCTCCGGAAATAGAACCATTTGTTGAAAGTGATTGATAATTTGCTAAGTCTAACGCTGGTGTGAATTTAGCTAAATTTAATGCTAATATAGGACCTCTAGTAAGAGCTTCTAAACATGATCTGTGGAAAAACATTCCTTTTTTTTCTAATCCTTTATCGATTGAACCAAAAACATTGTTAAATGTCTCTTGTGAATCAATCAAAACTGGAGTATTGTAAGGTCCTTTTTTAGAGTGACCTACAACTAATCTAAGAGTCTCAGTATTGATGTTAGCAGTCTGAGATTTATCAAACTCAAGTCTATAAACACCTGAGCTCTTAAAATTTAATAATTGAGGACTTAATGCCATAATTTTAATTGTATTTTTTTCTTTTATTATATATCTATTTTAATTGTGATTATTTACAGAAATAACCTATAAAAGGTCGTAGATATCATATTGGAGATCACCTTGTATATCATTATCTTTATATAGAATTCTTTCCATTAATAAATGTTTTTCTGGATCTATAATATCTAATAATTCTTCAACATAATCAGCATAATCACTTGTTCCTAAAAATTCGGTTGCCGTAATGCATGTCATGATTGTATCATCATTTCCCATTTGCGCACCATAACTTCCATTTCTTAAAGTACCAAATAAACTTGCCTCTTGTACTGTTATTATATCATTTACTTTAATTCTATTTGTTTCAATGAGTTTTTTAAAGTTTTGGCAGAAAACTGACTTATTATCTGATTTTAATCTAATTCCTGGTTTTAATACCTTTGAATCATGTCTATGTTTAAATCTAAGTACCATCTCATCTTCAAATTCATTACGCCCTGGAAACACAGTGCTTAAGTACTGTAATAATATACTTCCATACGTATTGTACTCTATAATCATCTTAACGTTCTCAGGATTGAAAATATCTAATGCTAATGTATATAGTACCTTTGCAAAATCCTCAATAGGATGTTCATTACTTCTAAACACTGCAACTTGGTCTAATTTAAAAAAATCGTACATTGCGCCTGGACTTATTGAATTTTCAATATCTATATCTTCCATTGCATCTACCTCAAATACATTGATAACAGAGTAATCTCCTCCATTACCTTCGGCAATATCCACTGAAAATAGGTAATACTTGTCAGAATTCGATGCGCTTTCAACATCAAAATCAGGGTCAAACGATAAAAATCCTTCCGTAGCAATATGTATATTTTCAAATTCTTCTAAATCGTAGAATTCAAATTTCTTTGCATTCTTCCTAATATTTTTCATTGTACCTGGACTTAATAATAAACTAGATGAACTTGTAAATTCATTTCCATATTGTCGATTAAATGCATCTTCCGAACCTAAATTTCCAAGTTCTCTTTTATACCATGCATCATCTCTATCAGGGTGTTGCCACCAATCAATTCGGGTTGGAGTATACTCATTATTTCCTTTTTCAGCATCAGCATAAATTTCATAGAACTTATTAAATCCATTTGGAGTAGATGTGATATTTATCCTTGAAATTTTTGATGCAGAAAGAGTAGGGTAAACGTTTTCATAGAATGCATCTACAATAGTAGGATGAACATGTGCAAACTCATCTAAATATAAATTATGAATAGTAAAACCAATACCCGATTTTGCTGTAGTAGATTGACCTACCAAACGACATCCATTATCTCCTCTAACGTTCATAACGTCATATTTAAGAATTCCTGGCTTCATGAAAAATGGAAGATGTTCTATAACTACCTTTGCTTTATCAATAATCTCTTTAGTTGATTCAGCCTTGTTTGCTAAAAGTAATGTTGTTTTATCATAATTAAATGTAAGATACCATGCATTGAAAATGGATGCTGTTACTGTTTTACCCATTTGCCTAGATGCCAAGACAATATTAAATCTATTATTTTGAAAATCTCTAAGCAATTGTTTTTGGTATTCCCTAAGTATAACCTTTTGAATACCATTATCTGTCATTACTACTGCATACTTTTCTGCAAAATATACAATATCGTTTGCACATTTTGCTATTTCAGATATTTCAGCATTAGTATATTCAAATACAATATTTCCTCTTCTTAGAAATTGTTTACCTTCATAAAATGGCATACTTACCTGAGGTCTATAACCCTTGTCAAGCGCTACTGTTAAATCATTAATTGATTTTGTAGACCATACTAATTTCTGTGCGTCCTTTTCTGATTCTCCAGTTGGAATCCATTTATTATCTCCTACGTAATCCGCCATATTATTCTTTTATTATTCCAAAAACCGTTCCACCTTGCTGTATAAAATTAATAGATTTTCCAAGTCTTTTAATAGATTTTTCTAAGAAAATTCGATATAATCTATCTCTACTTTCTCCGGAATCTTTACCCTTTGATTTTGGTTCATATCGTATTCCTCTAATATCTTTATTATTGATGATGATATTTTCAACAACTTCGACAATAGTTGCCATGATTTTAAACATTTCTCCTTTATTAGTTTCCTCATATTCTCCGTCTGCTGTAAAATCAACATCTAAAAAAGAGTTTATGTTTATAACCGTTAATGTGTATTCTAGTTTTGATTCGGTTTTAAATGTAGCATAAAGTCTTTTATTGAACTCGGACATATCATCTAATTTACCATTGATTTTATATTTGTATTTTTTAGAGGATGAATCCCCTATTTCAAATATAAATTCTTCATATAACTTAATGTGTTTCATTATATTATTCTGTTATTTCTACATCTTCGATGTCTTGTTCTGCGCTATCAATTCCTTCTCTGATCATTCGCATTAGGTCTTTGGTTCCTCGCTGCATATTTCCAGAAGATGAATCTCCACCTAAAGATTCTATTTCTCTAATATCATCTTTTTTACGATAGATTTCAATATCTCTGGCTATTCTTTTGGCGCTTTCTTCTGTTGCCATTAGATACATTGTTTGGGATTTAATAATATCTAACATTGATTTTTGTAGGGTTGCAAGAACTTCAAACATTCTTGGAGCAACTTCGCCATCTTCTATTGCTTCTAACAAAGTCGTTAGAGCACGTTCTCCTGCCTGCAATTGATACACCAATGAACTCATTGTCATTTCGTCCATCTTCTTTTTAGCTTGAATATACTCATCTCTTTCTATAATATCTTCATCAAGATAAAATTTCATTAAGGCTGAAATAGTTTTCTTTGCTTTTTTAGTTGAATTTAACTTAAGTTCACTAAAAGATATATGAGATGCTTGTCTTTTTGCAGGAAGTTGTGGATCTGTTTCAATAACATCAGAAATTTCCTTTGAATTATCGCTACCGATTAATTCATCAAGATCCTTTCTTATATCTTCGGCTTGTTCTTTTATACTTTTCTTTTCTGACATATTTACTAGTTTTATTAGATATAATATTTATCTAAATTTCTAGTGTTACCTTGCGTTGGCATATTTTTGGAAGCCTAGTGATGGAATTGCATTATCTATTATGATTGCTAATTGGTTATCTCTAACAACGTATTGGTTTAATACATTTGAATGTTGTTCAAATTCTATTGGAGTATTAAATACCCTAATATTTGTCATAAACATGTCATTTGCTCTTAGTGTATAGTTCGATGATGATTCCCATGCAATCTGGTATGGCATCAATTTATTTTCATGAAACTCTGGAACTAGATTGTTTGAAGATAATTGAGGCATTACATTAGAACCGCCTACCTGTGTAATAAGATTACTATTAGGATCTAGGCTATAAATATTAATCTCCAATTGCATAAATGCATTATTAATATTTACAATATATGCATACCATTTATTTTTATTTAATGTGATTCCATGTGTAAATGTATTTGTTACACCATGTACACTTACTTTAAATTCAGTATTACTTAATGTTAATTTAAATCCGTTTATTGCATCATTGTCTCCAAACAAATAATAATCTGTATTTGATGTTAAAGCAAATTGTGGAGAAAACCATCCAGTAAACGCTGCATTTTTATTTAATTCAACCTTAGACTGTGCGCCATAAAATAATGCGATATCATTTAATGTCATTCCTGCAAAGTCATAATAATTTTTACTAATAACTGTCCATCTATTCTTTAGATCATAGTCTATGATTTTTAATCTTCTATTGACAAATTCTCTAATACCATCTCTATATGAGGAAGATATTGTTTGGAATTGATCTTCTTTTAAATTTTTAGTATATTCTTCTTGAATCTTTTCTCCAAATATTTCTTCAATTCCGGTAACTAATACATCGGTTGCGATATCGAATTGGCCTTTGATAACATCACTTCTATCTTGATATTTAACAAGTTTAACTCTCCAATATGAGTGAGATCTATTAAATTCATCAGCCAAAGAAACTGAACTAATCTCGTACATTCTATTAATTATTGGAATAAACATATAATCTTTATTTCTTGGAGTTTTTCCAAGACCAAATCTAGATTCGAATTCTGCTGCAGTTATATGAACTTCAAAATCTGCAAGCTCTATTCCAAATATATCGTATGTATTTGCCTCAGTTGGAAAATCATTATCGGGTACTAATACCTTAACCGTTTGATTATCCACTACATTATATAGTGAATATTCCATTAAGATAACATCGCTAGTTCGTGTGTCGGGCTCTGTTCTAAAATAATTAACTTCATGTCCAAAGATTCCGGTTACAATATTTTGAAGTTGTTTATAAATACTTACTGATTTGGTAAGAGAGTATGGATTAAATGTATTTTCAGTGCATGAAACTTGAATATTAGCGCAACCATTCATTGCAAATGGATCAGTACATTCAACACAAAAATTCGGGCAAGATATAACTTGACCTTCTCCTGCATCATAAATATAATCTACTGAAAGAAGTGTAAGTGAATTTCCTGGCGATAAACCGGCAACTTCTAGTTTTACATCTATCCAAACTGGTTTTGTGATATCGAAGTTGATTGCCTTTAAATCACCATACGCAATTCCACGGTTTAATGAATTAAATTGAGAAAATATAGTGTTTGTCTGAGACCATCTATATTCATATTCAAAAAAATTAATGGTGTCAGGTTCTTTATAGTATTGAACTGCGTTTACTGTTATTGGAAATTGTTCAGTTAGAGTTATTTCATTAGATGAAACAACTTCAAAAATTTCATATGCGATATTTCCAATAATTATAGAATCTCCTGTATTAAAAGATTGCTTAAATTGTGTTAAATTACCATGTATAAAATTGCTTCCAGCCACACATGATATTGTACCTGTCATTGATGGTGTTTTAAGACCTACTATAATTTCCCAATCTAATATATTTGGTATATTAAGAATTGGTTCCTGTAACGACGCTATTAAGTAATCGCCGTATGCATTTGCAGTATATCCTGTTATCATTACTCCTCTTTATTTTTATTAACCTCGTCCTGTGGAGTATAAACTTCTCCAGCAATCCAAGATGCAACAAATCCAGTTAATGAAACAAAGTAAAGTGCAAGTTCTCCGATATTTGCTTTAAACCAAATGGCACCGGCACCTGCAATTGCCCAAATAATAACGACAACATATATCATTACTTCTCTTCGAGAATTTGGACCTTTTGCAAATATTCTTGATTTCGTGCTTGGCCTTTTTGCTTCTGCCCAAATATACGTTGCAGCATATGCGGTTAAAGATCCAAAATAAATAGCAAGATCTGAAAAGCTTGCGTTTTTATATGCTCCTAAAAGTCCCATTACAACCCATAGCAATACTATGATGTATACTAGACCTTCTCTTTTTCCAAAGTTACTAAAAAATTTCATTAATATAGTTATTTTTCTATACTATATATTCGAAAAATCTAGTAGTCTGTTATCAAAAGTATTAATGAATTTTCAGGTTCTAATTTGGCTTCTAAAATATCTAAAATATCTGTGATAATTGCGTCTTCATCTAGTTCATTTTCTGAATCTTCTTCTAATAGAATAAGGTGTGAATCTATCGCTTCTGCTAAATCTTTTGCAAATACTCTTGTATAGTTTTGATTGTTCTTAAGTATTCCAATTTTATTTAAAACAGCATTAACTGATTCTAATTCATCATCGTCATAAATATCAGAAAGTCGTATAGTTGCAGTAAGAACCTTAAATCCGAATTGCAATATTTTACTTCCATCTAACTCGATAAGTCTATTATAACTTTTATCTGTATTTAGATTAAGCTTAATATATTGGAGATTCTCCATTTCTAAAACCATTTGATAAAGAAAATAAACACTATTTATTTCCTTATAAATAACCTCTGAACCTACTGTTTTGATTTTATTTATAATATCGATGTAATGTCTATCTAATATAGCGCTAATCTGTTGAGTAGACGTTATTATAGAACCATCTGGATTTTGTATAAAATCAGTTTCATTATGTATTTGAGTCCATAATCTATTATCGATATAGTTATATTTGTATAGTGTAACATCGACAGATGTTGGCACAAGACTTAAATCGTATGTTTGCATAAATTTACGTTATTAGTAAACTTGCATTGAATCTTCTAGCCTTTTTAAATTGGCGTATAAGTCTTCTTTAGCAAATTTTTCAAGTTCTTTAAATTCTCTCTTACCGATTTCATTCCTTTCCATAAAGAATTGAATTGCGGTTTCTGATGGTATATATTTGCTTTTCGAAGAAGGTGTTGCTATTGGTTTTTTTGTTTTTGTATAAATCCAACCAGGAACTCCTTTAAATCTAGATCCAACAAGAGCCCAACTATCTATAACTGCAATAGGATTAATCCCATTCTTATTAAATAATTGTGCATTTGCAGGAAACTTAATTGCAAAAAATCTGTTAATCATAAAATGATGTCTTCTCTTATTATGATTTGTAATATTTTTGTAATCGTTTGGTTTTGTAAATAGTATTTTAATAAAGTCAAATAATTTTGTTTCGTCTAGCATATTAATTATATGGATTATTTAATGTTTGTTTATTAAAATAATGTGTTTAGTTTTTTAGTTGCAGGTTCTTTTGTAATTTCATCTAGATTTAATGTAGAAAAAACGTCGTATGATTTTGGTGCACTATTACCCTTTTTGGTTGATGTATTCCATGTTGTTCCTTCTAGAATTCTTTCCATTTGTACAAGATTAATTAATTGTGTACATACGTTAAAATCATTATCTATTTCTTTATAAATACATTTTTGAATTGCAGCGGGAATTGTATTAAAATGCAGTAACATTAAATCTAAATTTTGATTAAATCCAACTCGAATTTCCTCAGGCGTAGATTTACCTACAA